ATGACCTAATTAAAGTTTTAAATATATTTCATCAGTTACCGTATCCTATTACAATTGACGAAAAAAACATACACAATAATTATTACAAAAAATTACAAGATAGATTTAATAAAAATGATTATTTTTTTGACGATGCGCAAGAGGTGTTTGATTCAATCATACAGGATTTACACACGCACTATTCGCCAAAAATAGTTGGCATAATGCATGGTGATTTTTGGTTTTCGAATATTATTTTGGATTATAATGATAATTTCAAATGTATTGATATGAGAGGGCAGATAGATAATATTGTAACGTTAAATGGCGATATGTATTATGATTACGGAAAGTTATATCAGAGCATATTAGGATATGACCTGGTATTAAATAATTGTAATGTAGATAAGGAATACATTTTATCAATGAAAGACTATTTTGGAAAAAAATGCCGAGAGATGAACCTTAATATAGAATACTTAACTGCCGTAACCAAAAGTTTAATATTTGGAACCTTTTATGCAATTGAAAGCAATGAAAGTAAAGAAAGATTATGGGAATTTATAAAGGGTATATAGTTATGAATAATTAACTTAATTTAAAATTAATGTCAATTGCCTTTTTTTCTATATGGAAAACATTCATATAATCACGAATCATATGTTCCGGTCCATATATACATTCAGAATTATCATAACAAGTGTTTATTTGTTCACGTTGTTCTTTTTTATAAATTGTGTATAAGTTAATATATTCAAAATGTAAAAATAGAGTTGAAAAACAATTCATAATCATATTTGAACCCATATTAAACCAATCACTTATTATATTATCGGGTTGTTTAATATTTATATAGTATATATAATTTGGGTCAAAGTTACTACAAATAATTTGTTCTAATGGCAACGCATCATATCTAAGTCTAATAACAAAATCATAATGAATGTTATTTTCCAATGAAAACAATTCTTTCAATTCATTTGATTTATATATACCATAAAACATACTATATACGCATAATAAATCGTGATTTCTTATATCAATTGCGTCTGTAGTTTTATTCATTTTCATTATATTTGCTAATCGTCTATTACAAATTTTAATATGTGAATTATTAAACTTTTTTTGTTTTTCAACAAGTACGCTTTTTGGTTGATATAATTCAATCAATTGTTTATCAATGTTTTCTTCCGTATTACAAATACCATTGTTTTTGTGTGATTTTAAAATATATCTATTATCATTATCAAAATTTAAATGCATAAACACGTCTGCATTATTAGGTTTAATTATATTATTATAAATATATGGATACATTTGTATTGCATTTCTCGGTTGTCCAGATAAACATAAAGCAACCTTCATTATATAAATTAAAACTTATATAATATTTAAATATTATTGAAATAATAAAATATACCAATTACATGTTATATGTATGTGATGATTGTTTTATATGATTTGGTGTAAAAGCACGACTATTAATATGATATTTTGGCCAGTTTTTGGGTAATAAACCATCTTTTATATACTTTCTTGCCATAATAGTCCAAATTGGTTGGTCCCAAGTATGCCATTGTAAACTTGTATCTTTATCTTCTGGATAATTTGAAATTAATTCTATATCCTTTAAAGCAGTAATAACATCATTTAAAAATTGTTCAGATAATTTAGTTTTTCTCATAACAATTAAACCTGCCCATAAACAATCATATTTTGTATAATAATCTGAAAACTCTGCCATTTTTTCAAAACAGTGTTTTCTACAAAAAGGTCTTAATGGTTGTAAATTTGAGTTTTGTTCCCATGGAATAAATATATCGCTTTTAATATCATTTAAAATATTTATTATTAATGATTTCCAATTTTCCATTCCTTCATAATAAGGGTATTTTGTCCAATGAAAATCTATTTCCCTATCAAAGTTTCCATCGTGATAATAAACAATGTCTCCGTATGGTATTTCTTTAAATCTTTTTAAAATACAAACTGCTTTCCAAGCATAAAAACCTGTATTATCACAACCCTTATTTATATCAACATATTTATTATAAACAGGACTCCACCATCCATCATTAGGTCTTTTATATATCGGATCAACCTTTGCCCAATCTGTTATTGACCAAGAAAAATCTGAGTCATTTGATATATCTTTACAATGGTACGCTTTAAATGTATCAACAAATGGAGAAACTCTTTGTTTTACGTTATTCTCCGTTTTTGATAAATCTAATCCATCATCGTGTGGTGGACCTTGACTATAAAATGTAATAAAATGAACCTTTGATGTTTCCATAATAATAATAATAATAATATATTTATATCTTTACAATCTATATTATTATTTTTTTATAAAATAACCTAATTGCGGATAATTATTGTGTTGTTTAATAATAAAATCAAGGTTATTTTCTTTTAAAAATTCATCTGTAGCTTCCTTTTGTCCATTCCATAAATAGTAATCATCTAATATAATAACACCTCCTTCAACGACATTTTTAAATAATTTTTGTAATTCTAATTTACTTGAATCATACCAATCTGTATCTAATCGTAAAATTGCGATTTCATTTGGAATGTTAATTGGATTATGTAATGTTTCCATAATATCTCCTTCTATAAAATGTAAATATTCCTCTGGGTAATTTGTGTTTTTTATATTATTTTTTACAGTATCTAATGATTCTTCGCATAAATTTTTTCCATTATGATTTACTCTATGATTTTTACATATATTAACGATTTGTTGATTGGTATAATGTACATTAGACCTATTATTATAAATAGTATAATCTTTTTCACTTGGCATTGTATTACCAGTAAAGGTATCAAACATAAATATATGTCTAAGACTGTAATTTGATTTTATGATAGTATCACATATAATCACCTCTTGTAATCCAGACGCTACACCGCATTCAACAAATGAACCTATAATATTATTTTTTTCACAATATATTATTGCCTCTTTTGTATCCATTTATATATTATTAATATTACAATAATAATACTTTATTTACGAAAAATAAATAAAACACTATCATCCCTTTTATCTTTATTTCTTAAATCAACTATTTCAAATTCTTTAAACATTTTAAATTTATTTAACATTATGTTATTTTTCATAGTTATATCTTCTATATCCTCAATTACATAAATGCCGCCTTTTTTAAGTTTTGGGAAAAAGTTTTGTAACGTTGTAAATTGATAATCGAACGAATGATTGCCATCATCAATAATAATATCAAGACTTTCATCACCAAAATGGTTGGTTAAAATTTCGCTTTTTTTATCACTTGAATCACCGATTAAAATAGTAACATTTTCGTTTTTTAAAGTTTCTTTTGCAACTGGTGAATATACTATATCTGCTCCAAATATATTTGCATTCGTAAAATAATCTCTCCATAATTTTATAGAACCACCACGACATATACCAATTTCTAAAAAATTAATTTTTGATTCTTTTAAATGAGCAAAAAGTTTTTCATATGTATCAGTATAATTATGTAAATCAACAATTGAATTGTCAAAATATTTTTTAGAATCGGCGTATCTTCCTTTATCTGTTACATAATTTCCAGTGTCTAATAATTGTTGAAGAAAACTCATTATTATATTTTATTTAACCTTAATAATTTTATATTGTTTTAATTCTAAATAAATTGAACATCTAAAAAAAGAGAATAATTTATATCTCATATAAATTATTTATAGATAAGGATAATCCTGATAATTAATAAATTAAAAAGTTTATTTTTTAAAACATAAATGTGCTACACATAATGATAGGGTTCCTTGATATTCTATCCTATTATTACTTATAATAGGTGTAAAACATAATTTATAACCATTTTTTTCAAATATATTTATAATATCATTTGGGTATATAAACTCATCATTTATTGCTCCACTTGATTCTTCGATATTTTCACTATGCTTAACATCCGAACAAATAATTATATAACCATTTTTTTTTAATTTTGTATATAAAATTGTTGCGGCATTATTCCAACATTTGATTCCATCTTTACCATAAAAATGCGTAAGAGAACACCCATCAATTACTACATCAATACTATTATCAGGAACTTCATTTATTCTTGAGAAAAAATCACCTCCTTTAAAAATTATTTTAGTTTTGATATTATTAATATCAAAAATATTCTGTTGTGTATTGAGAATATCATTACCACTTACAACATCATAATCAAATAGATAACACTCTTTAATGTCGTTTTTTTTACATAAAACCCCACATAATGAACAATACGCACATCCAGGTTCAAGTAAAGTATTTATTGTTATGTTTAATTTAGAAATAGTGTTAATAATATTACAATATTTAAATGGAGCATCAGGCAATACATCTATGGAATTTCCAAGATAACACGGATTAATACATGTTTTAAACTCAGTCATATCATAATCATCAAAGTTTTTATAAATATAACTCATTAATAATTATAATAAATAGTATACTCTAAACTATTTTAATATTATATATGTAAAATGGCAATAAATCGTGATAATTAAACCTATAGTTAACTTTATCAAAGTTATCTATGTAAAAGTCTGGATTTATTTTATTATCCAACATGTAATTTTTATTTTCCCATTCCTCGACAATATATCTTCTAATTGAAATATCCGAATTATAAATATTTAATTCAACACCAGCGTGTTTCGCCCAATATGTTAGTCTCTGTGTGTTGTGTATTGGGCAAATACTACTATAATTTTTATGATTTTCAATCATATCAATTATTTTATCAGAAAATGTTAATATATTATTTGGATTTCCCATAAATAACCAATCGCCAATTTTATTTGGAAATTCTCCAGCATATTTTGGTCCACCTTCTTTTGTAGAAGGAAAGTATATATATTTATTAAAATTTAAATTATTAATTTCGTTTATTAATGATAATTTATTATTAAACGTTAAAGTATCAGTTCTAACAATAATAATCAAATCGTAATCATTTATATTATCTATTATTTTTATAACCTTATTCACACTTAGAAAACGACAATACCAAGACCCATATATAATGGTAGATGCGCATATTTTATGAAATAAACTGTCATCTCTTATATGTGTTGTATGAAATCCTTCTACATTAAATTGAGAAGCATCGAAATTAGTTGGACATTCTTCGTATTCTATTTTTTTAGGTTTATATAAAGATTTAAATATTTCAATTGGATTATTATTTTCATCGAATCGTTCTTTTACGTGTAATCTATTAATTTTTCCTTTATATGAATCATCCCACCAAAAATGAGCATAAATATCAACGGTATTATTTAAAATAAAATAATTATAAATATCTGAATAACATTTTTCTATCAATCGCGGCAAACCATGAAAGCATAATGCGATTTTCATATAATATAATATATTAATAATAATAATATTTAAATAATGTTACATTTAATATATTATATAATAATGGAAGCGTATAAAAATGCAATTATCAAAATTAGATCTCTTCAAGATAAAATAACAATAATTGATATCGGGTGTGCCAGATGTTCTTTTATAAATGAGTTTCTTATTAAATATTTTGATAGGTTCAATATAAAATGTCTCGGGGTAGACCCGTTGCTACATAAAAACCAATCAGTGTGGGATGCTTCTATAAATTATAATTATTACATTCAAGGATGTGTAGATAATATTCCACGCGGCACTAAAACACAATCCAAACTGTATGTTAATTCAATTGACCAAGCAAGTTCATTATTAAGAATTAAAACAGAAGACATGTCAAGTGATTTAAATGATAGAGATAATAAGTTTTATTATCCACAAGACATAATTGATCGATTAAGCAGAATAGATAAAGAAATTATAGTTAATGTATACAATTTATGTGATATTATAGATAAATGTTTTGATAATAATGAAATTATAGATTTCATTAAAATAGACGCAGAAGGGAAAGATGTTGATATTACAAAATCATTAAAACCATATTTACATAGAATTAAGTATATAGGTGTTGAATGTTCATCGCATATAAACAATAATTTAAGAATTTTTGAGAATGGTTCAAGTTTACAAGATGCTATTTCTTTTTTTAAAGAAAATAATTTTGATATTTTTGAATTAACTGATTATTCAAATAAACCGGATAATTTAACACAAATGTCTGACATAGTTTTTATTAATAATAATTATAAATAACAATATAAATATAAATAAAAATATAAAAATATAAATATGAAATTAAACTTTCAAGAATTAAACATAGCTTACTCTAATTTACAACGTTTTATTATTCAAAACAGTAATTTTGATCCTGCTTGGTTGAAGCGATACAATATTTTAATTTTGTGTAGTTTGATTAAAACTAACTTTTCAAAAGGAAATGTTGTTGAGGTTGGATGTTGTTGGGGAGGCACAACTGTATTGTTACGAAATTATTTTAATAATGATTTTAATGTAATTACATATGATTCCTTTGAGGGATTATCCGAACCAACTGAACAAGATATGGTTGGTAATTTTCATGTTGTAAAAAATAATATGGCGTGTACAATGGACATTACAAAAAATGTAATTAATACATTTTGTACAAACACAAATGTTAGTTATATTAAAGGATGGGTAAATGAAACAATTCCAAATAATTTACCTGAACAAATTTGTTTTGCGCATATTGATGTTGATTTATATGAACCAACCTATTATAGTTTAAAACATATTATACCAAGAATGGTAACAGGCGGTATAATAGTTATAGATGATTATGATGATCCTATATGGATTGGTGTTAAACCTGCGTGTGATTTAATTGAAAAAGAGTTTAACATTAAAATAACACGTTTAAATGTTCCAAACTCGGATTCATATCAAGGTGTTTTTCAAAAATTATAATAATAATAGTGTATCTCTTTTATTCATATCAATATTTTCTTCATTCATGTTAATATAAGGTAACATTTTTCCTTGTGTTGCTAATTGTAAATACCATCCACAACGAGAAAA